CTGATCGAGGAAAGCTACGGTGTACGCTTGTCGAGCCACGAATGCTGCTTGAGCCGCAGATGGGAGATCGGTGATCGTCGTTCCAAGTGAGTGGAGAACCTCCTCAAGGTGGTCTGCTGGCGAGACTTCTTCGACATCGTCGATCTTGACGCCTTTCAGAATGCCGAAGCCAGGCTTGTATCTTTGTCCTGGTCGGTCGTTGACAAAGCCCTTCCGGGTACGCCGGCCTTTGAAACACGACTCAAGGAATGCTCGCTTTGTGGCGCCACGGACCATGAATGCCTTTCCGCCGTTGCCATGCCCGGCTTCGATGTCCGCTGCGAGGTCAACCTTTCCGGCGCTAGGATCGGACCAAGTTGTCCAACCGCGAAAGTTTTCGGCGGGCGCTCCAGCAAAATCTATGACGGCCAGTGCACGAGTATCGGTGCTCAAGACCACGACGATTTGGCGGTCTTCTGCATCAGTGACGCCGAGCCGCGAGTATTGATCCTTCGAGTTCTTCACCAGCTCTGGTAGGCCATCGCGGAGCGACCTGAACCTACCTGTCAACTGGTCCAGTGTGGCTTCTGGATCGATCGGAATTTCGTCAGGAAGCAGATACTCGGTCAAAGGCTCAACATCCGGAGTCGGCATCGCGGTCAAGTCGAACTCAGAGCTTGAATTTTGCATTGGCCTTCCCCTTCGGCGATGCGAAACGCGCTTCGACTTCGGAGACAGCATCCTTGAGGGCTTTGGTGACCTTCCGAACCTCCGCTTCATCCCACTCATAGATCGAGCGATTCGAGAGGTTTCCGACCCGCCCGATCGCATCAAGGGCTTTGTTTGTCCTGCTCTCTGCCAGGTCACGGAACTTCTGGTGCTTGGCGCTCAGACCGCGCGCTTCGTGGTTGCTTCCATCCATATCCGGCTCCTTGCGATAGCGAATCTGTCGCGTATGCGACGCTCTGACCACCATGAAGCTGTGCACGGGAGGGCATCTTGTCAATCGTTTCCGTCAAATATTCGTCGAATATGCGGTCAATCCTTGCGGCCAAGGGCGCCTCAGAACCCGCGCATCTGCCGTAAATATGCCGTCGATTGCGCTTCACAGAAGTGCGTCGCCAGCAGCGTAAACCGATGTTTATACGAGGTAAAATGGTGGGTTGGACCGTGTTCTGGGTGTTTGAGGCCGAGACGCCGGAACGGACATGATTCAGGAGACAATCAAAAGAGCTTCGTATCTTCGCGCTGCAGTCGCCACTCCAGCGGGAACGGCTCCAGCACATGCGCCAGCGTCACCTCTGGCCCCTGCTTCCCGTCAAGAATCGCCTCGACGATGTCGGGCGCGAGCAGCGTCAGACGGAGGACGCGCGTCATGTATGAGGGTGCGATACCCTCACGCTCGGCAAGCTCGGCGATGGTGGCGAACTCCCCGGATTCCAACATCCGCTTCCAGCGGAACGCGCGGGCAAGAGCCTTGACCAGCGTGCTGTCCATCCTGCGCGGCGGCACGGCGCCGTCCGGCATCTGCATCTCCTTGCGCCCGCCGCGCTTCACGATGCGGAACGGGACGTGGAGCGTGACCGTCTCGGGGATCGGCGCCCCGCGGTTCATGCGGCCGCCTCGATGCCGCCGGCAAGCATCCCGCGTGCCAGGCCGCCGAGGCCGTCGATGCGGAGGCGGACGTTCAGCCCGTCCGTGCCGATGTCCACGCGCTCGACCAGCAGTGCAACGATGCGGGCCTGTTCTGCCGGGAACAGCTCGTCCCACAACGGATCGAGCTGCTGCAGGGCCGCGCGGGCGTCGGATTCGGTGATGTCGGCAGCGTGGGTTCGCGCCGCCTTCCACGTGCCTGCCACGATCTCCGGCTGGCGGAACACGGCGCGGAGCTGGTCGATGACAGCGGTCTCGATCTCGCCCGCGGGCACGCGGCCGACCGGACAGGCCCCCGCGCCATGCTTCAGCACGGTCTGGCTGACGTAGTATCGGTAGAGCCGGTCGCCCTTGCGGGTGTGCGTCGGCGAAAATGCCGCGCCATCGGGGCCGAACAGCAGGCCCTTCAGCAGCGCTGGCGTCTCGGCGCGGGTGCGCGCGGCGCGCTTGCGCGGGCTTTCCTGCAGAATCACATGGACACGGGCCCACGTCTCACGGTCGATGATCGCATCGTGCTCTCCGGGATAGCTCTCGCCCTTGTGGACCGCCTCGCCGATATAGGCGCGGTTGTTGAGCATCCGGTAGAGGTACTTCTTGTCGATCCGGTTGCCGCGAGGCGTGCGGATGCCGCGCTTGGCAACCTCTCGCGCCAGTTCCGTCCCCGATCCGATTTCGAGGAATCGCGCGAAGATCCAGCGGACGTTTTCGGCGGCGCCATCGTCGACCACCAGCTTCCGGTTCTCGACACGGTATCCATAGGGCGGCACCCCGCCCATCCACATGCCCTTCTTGCGGCTGGCGGCGACCTTGTCGCGAATGCGCTCCGCCGTCACCTCGCGCTCGAACTGGGCGAAGGACAGCAGGATGTTCAGCGTCAGCCGCCCCATGGAGGTGGTGGTGTTGAAGGACTGGGTGACGGAGACGAAGGTCACGCCGTTGCGGTCGAACACCTCGACCAGCTTGGCGAAGTCGGCGAGCGAGCGCGACAGGCGATCAATCTTGTAGACGACCACAACGTCGACCAGCCCGTCCTCGATGTCCTCCAGCAGCCGCTGCAGGCCGGGCCGCTCCAGTGTGCCGCCGGAGATGCCGCCGTCGTCATACTGATCGCGAACCAGCACCCATCCCTCCGACCGCTGGCTGGCGATGAACGCCTCGCAGGCCTCACGCTGGGCGTGCAGCGAATTGAACTCCTGCTCCAGTCCTTCCTCGGAGGACTTCCGGGTGTAGATCGCGCAGCGCTGTTTGCGGAGCATTCCTGATTTCGCAGGGGCCTTCGTCATGTCCGCGCCCTCCGGTTCTTCAGCCCGAAGAAGACCCAGCCGTTCCAGCGCGTCCCGGTGATGGCGCGCGCGATTGCGGACAGCGACTTGTAGGGCCGTCCCTGCCACTCGAAGCCGTCCGTGGTCACGGTGACGACGTGCTCGACGCCCTGCCATTCGCGGATCAGCCGCGTGCCGGCGATGGGCATGGTGTCCGCGCGGATGCGGCTCTTCTTCCGGTCGCCGCCGTCGAGTTCTTCGCCCAGCCGTTCCAGTCGCCGGACCGTCTCGGGCTTCAGCCCACCATAGGCCAGTTCCTGGATGCGGTAGGCCAGGCGGGATTCAAGGTAGCGGCGGTTGAATGGCGGTGGTTCGCTGTCGAACAGATCACGCCATTGCGCCTTCAGTTCGAGCGTCGACGTGGTCTTGAGCGCGGCCAGGCGGGCGGGGATGGGATCGTGGGTCGTCATGCGGGTCTCCGGTGAGTTGGAGTTGCATGACGGCATTGCTCGGCCGGAGAGTGTAGGCGAATTTCTCCAGTAGCGTCAGAAGCTTCGCCCTGTTCCCGCAACTTCAGCCGGACCAGCCCCAGCGCCAGCAAGCCGCACAGCTCGGCGCGGCGTTCGGCGGGCGTCATCTGGTCGGGCGGCAGGGGATTGGGGCGTTTCATGAAGGGCGGTTCCGTGAGGTCTCGCCCTTCTCCTACTCACCGCATTCGCGAACCGTCCCACGTAGCCGGGACAGGCATGGGTGGAGGCGCCACGGACTCGACTCCCGGTTGTCCCGTCGGGTAGAACATAATCGGAACACACATCGCGCTCGCGCGGTGAATCGGTAGCATCGCTTCGGCCGATTTCGGCAGCGCATCATTTCGCGCAAAATGAAGCGGGTAGCCGGAACGCGGTCGGGTTTTCGCCTGTCCGCGAGAGTTTCAGGGCCGAAAGGAGATCATATGCCGAAGAGGATCAGAAATTTCGTCGATCGCGCTTTTTCGAGAACCGTGGATATCGAATTGCTCTACCGACTGCTGAGCCCCTATCTCGGGCAGATCGATTTTGATTGGGACGAGCTTGCCGAAGATGACAAGAAACAGCGGGAGGCGATCTTTAATCTCTTCGCCAAGGCAGACACGCGGTTTCCAGCCAAGCTGCAGTTCGCCCTCTACAATATCTCTACCCTGTCCACGGATGCCGGCGCCCGGATCATCCAGGAGATCGCCACGGAGGCTGGGGTCGATGTCCTGGCGCCCCATCGTGTCGAAGGCGGCGACGATGACCTGCGCTTCACCCCTCGCTTCATCGCGCTGGTTACATGGCTTGATCATGGGGCCATCTTCGACCGGGCGCTCAGTGTCGCGGCATTCCACGCATATTCTTCCAAGTTCGAACTCAACGCTGACGAGGAGGATGTCCCACTGCGTCACAAAGAGGCCGGGGTCCAGAGCGCCTTCGCCGAGGCGGTGCGGCGGCATTTCGCGAGCCGCTACAACGGCCACTACTGCGACGTGCGCTGGTTCGAGGATGAGGATCTGCTGCGCGTCCTGATCCTGCACGGCTCCAAGCCGGAGACGAAGAACGTCGACCAGGAGGGGACCGAGGATACGCTGAAGTTCCGCGAAATCGTCCAGTCGACCATCGAGTATGATCCCCGACAGGGTTCCATCGCAGTCGGCTCGAAGTCAGTCACTGACGCCAAGAAACTGATCAAGTTATTCGGAGAACACATTCTCGGAGACAAGGAGATTTTCGAGGCGTCGGCGAAGGAGCAGCTCTACACGCTAGAGCCGCTGCGGAAGCTGGGCGACGCGTTCAAGTTCAACTTCGATCCCGCTGGCGAGATCACGCATGTCGCTTTGCGCGAGGTACGCGTCGACGAGGCTCAGATGACGAAATCGGGTCGTTGGCGCCACTCGCCGTGGTTCTTTACGCTTGGCGACTCTGAGAATGCCCTCAAACGCCTGAAGGACGTCGCGTCGGACCTCGACATCGCGGACCTGCGGATCGTGCATGCCAAGATCGATGTGACCATCGAAATCGACGACGCGGAGATGGTGGTTCCTGTGACCATCCGGCCGCCGCGCAAAGTCAGCATGCGCGACCATTCCCATGAACGGCTCATCCTCGAGATGCTGGAAGACAATGAAATTCGCAAACGCCGCAGAACTGGTCAGGCTGCTGCTGCGGCAGAGTGATCGTCATCCGATCCGCGCCGTCGGCGCCGCCGACCTGAAGCTCTACCAGCCCGGTTTCGTCCGGTCGCTTCGCAACCGCGGGATCCTCGTGGAGCGGGAGGATCTGCGCGACGACGGTGCTGTGGTCTTCCATGTCATCGACGATGGGCTGGTCGTCGTCGATCCGGAGACAGGCGAATGCGATCGCTACGGCGACGCGCTGGACGTCCAGACGTTCGACATCGACCTTGCCGCGCTCTGCCGCGCGATCCGCGAGCAGTCGGGGCTGGGCGGGCCCGGCCCGGCGGCGCTCTCGGCCCGGGTCTGGCGGCTCGGCAGGCATGAGGGCCACGGTCGCGCTGCAGAGATCTGCCTCGTGCGGCGGCTGCGCGAGGACGCCGCACAGGAGATCGTTGATCACGTGCGCGGCGCCATCGACAGCGAAGCCCCCGTCGCCCTCATCAGTCTCGGCAGTTGCGATCTGCCCACGGCAGTAGCCCGTCAGCTCGAGGCTCTGCGCATGACGGTGGCCCGTGCCGAGGAGCTGCTGCGCGACAATCCTGCGCTTCCCTTTGCGCTCGATCTCGGCCTGATACGCGTGCCCACGGGAACGCACGCGCCGGATGCACGCCTCCAGATCGACCGTATCGGTCGCCGTGTGATCTTTGAGGGCATCGAACTCGACGTCGAACCGCGGGACTTCGATGCGTTCGTCCTGCTCGCGGAGGAGGCCGTGGCTGCTGGCGGTTGGGTCCTGCGAGACAGCATCGCAGCCACACTTCAGTCCAGCACCGGAAGAGATGGCAACCTTGAGCAGGTTGATCGATGCATCAACCGGCTGCGCACTGCATTCAAGAAGCTGGCCGGCGTGATTGACGTGCCGACGAAGGCGTTCATCGAGACGAAGCCGAAGGTCGGCTACCGCCTGATCTTCGTATCGTCCGAGATCGCGTTCATCGCGTAGACCCTTTCTCCGGCGCCGGGAGGTTTTCAGGAGGTTTTCAGGAGAAGTCCGAGAGATAAACGATTTCAGCATGTTGCACGGTCGGGTCGTGAACGGAAACGACCAGGATCGAACGACATGCACCCACCGATTTCCCCCTCCGACCTTGCCACGCTGATCGACGAGACAGACGTCGCGGCGCGGCGTTTGCACCGTAAGCTGGCGCTCCCTGCCGCCGACCTCGATGATCTCCGCCAGGACCTCCTGATCGATCTGATCTGTCGGCTGCCGGGCTTCGACAAGCGCCGCGGCGCCATCGGCGCCTTCGCCAACATCGTGCTGCGCAACCAGTGCTCGCGCCTCGCGATCCGGCACCACCGGCAGCGCCGAGCGCAGGGCGGCACGATGCTTTCCCTCGACGCGCCTATCGCCGGCTCGGTCGAACCGCTGGGCTGCATCTTGGCGGAATCGGATGGGCTGACCGCCTGGCACGGCCAGGACCGCGATCCGCAGGCGGACATCCAGACCCGCGAGGCTGTGCAGTCCGCACTGGCGCGGTTGCCCGAGGCCGACCGCCGGTTCTGCTGCGCGCTCGCCCATCGGTCCGTGACGGCGCTGGCCTCCGAGGGCTTCGGCAGCCGCTCGGCGCTCTACCGGCGCCTCGCCGATCTCCGTCACGTCCTTACCGCCTACGGGCTCGGTCCCTCCTGGGACGATCTCGCTGCGGCGTGAGTAGAGGCGAAAGGAGGAGATCATGTTCATGGGCAACACCCCCTTCATCACCGTCCGCGCCAGCCGCCCGCTGACCGAGATCGAGTTCTGCGCGTGGGTGGCGCAGGCCGCGCCCGGCGACCGGCTCGAGTATCATCGCGGTTTCCTCGTGCTCGACATCTTTCCGATGCTCGGCCGCCTCGCAGTCCGCGAGCGGGAGGAGCTGGCGCGGCTCGGGTCGCGCGCCTTCTGGGCCGCCGAGCAGGGCCTCGTCCACCTCGTGCAGGAGCGCGTGGGCCCCGACCGCTTCGCCTACATCGCCGTCGCGCGCCCGAAGCCCAAGCACGCCGCCGCCTCGCTGTCGGCGCTGCTGCTCGAGGAGCAGGCGGCGTGACCTCCCCCATCCAGACCCCCTTCGCCGATCACGGAGACCCGTTCATGCCCTGGCCGAACAACAGCCCCACGCCCGAAGACCTGCCGGGCATCCCCGATGCCGAACTCGCGCAGTTTCCCGTTGAACTGCTCGCCATCCTTCAGCGCGAGACCGATGAGGCGCTGAAGCGCGCCAAGGCGGCGAAGGCCCGGCTCGATGCCGCGCTGACCGTCCGCTACGCCACCCGCGCCGCCGAGGAACGGCAGGCCCGGGCCAAGGATACCGGCACCGTCCGCTTCGACGACGGCGATTTCACCGTGGTGGCCGATCTGCCGAAGCGGGTGGATTGGGACCAGGACCACCTCGGCGAAATCGTCGAGCGCATCAGGGCCTCGGGCGACGACCCCGCCCAGTATGTCGACGTCACCATCAAGGTGCCGGAGCGCAAATACGCCGCCTGGCCTGACAACATCCGGGCGGTGTTCGAGCCCGCGCGGACCGTGCGCACCGGCGCGCTCAAGGTGGAGCTCCTGCCGCAGGGAGGCGCGGCATGAGCCTTCGGATCGTCACCGCCGACGAGCGGCTGCGCGAGGCGCAGGGCAAAACCACCATGGCGCTGTTCGGCCCGAGCGGCGCCGGCAAGACCACGCTTCTGAAGACGCTGCCGGCCGAGGATACCGTCTGCCTCGATCTCGAGGCCGGGCTGAAGTCGGTGCAGGACTGGCGCGGCGACAGCCTGCCGATCCGCCGCTTCGCCGACGCTGTGGACATCGCCTGCCTGATCGGCGGGGCGAACCCGGCGGCCCAGCCCGACGAGCATTTCTCGGAGGCGCACCATGCGCATCTGCGCGGACAGCACCCGGAACTCGCCGCGCGGCTCGACGCCAAGCGCATCGTCTTCGTTGACAGCATCACCGACCTGACGCGGCAGGCGATGGCCTGGGCCAAGACCCGGCCGGAGGCGATGTCGGAACGGACAGGCAAGCCGGATACGCGCGGCGCCTACGGGCTCCTCGCCCGCGAGGTGATCGGTCTCCTGAAGCACCTTCAGCACGCGCCGGGCCGCACAGTGATCTTCGTCGGCATCCTCGAGCGGATCACCGACGAGATGAACCGGACGATCTGGCAGCCGCAGATGGAGGGCGGCAAGGCCGCGCGCGAGCTGCCCGGCATCGTCGACCAGGTGATGACCCTCGGCCTCTTCAGCACCGAGACGAACCCCGACGGCGCGACCGCCTGGCGGCACGACCCCGAGAAGGGCGAGACGCGGCGCCTGGTCTGCCGCTCCGGCAATCCCTGGGGCCTGCCCGCGAAGGACCGCTCCGGGCGCCTCGACCTGACCGAGCCGGCCGACCTCGGCGCGCTCCTCTCCAAGATCAACCACGCACCGAAAGGATGAACGAGATGACCTTCGACATGAACGACGTGGCGCCGCAGCAGTCCGGCGACCTGATCCCCGACGGCACCTTCGCCAAGGTGACCATGTCCATCCGCAAGGGCGGCACGGACGGAATGAGCGAGGTGGATCGCGGGCTCCTCAAGCCCTCGAACCAGCCCGGCAGCGACGTGCTGATGCTCGACGCCGAGTTCACGGTGGCCGAGGGGCCGCATGCCCGGCGCAAGTTCTGGCAGAACTTCACCGTGCAGGGCGGCAAGCTCGACGAACAGGGCCAGTCGATCGGCTGGAAGATCTCCAAGAGCCAGTTCCGGGCCATGATCGACAGCGCGCTCGGCCTGAACCCGGAGGACATGAGCGAGGCGGCCAAGGCGAAGCGCGTGCTGCGCGGGCTCGCCGATCTCGACGGGATCACCTTCGTCGCGAAGATCCAGATCGAGCCGAACCGCAACCCCGCCTACAAGGACGCCAACAAGCTCGACCATGTCGTGCTACCCACGGCGCCCGAGTGGCAGAAGGTGATGGCCGGCGAGACGGTGCCGGCACAGCCCTCGCACAAGCCCCGGCCGGCTGCCGCGCCCGCGCAGGCCGCAACCCCCGCCTGGGGTCAGTCGCAGCCCGCCGCCGCGCCGGCCGCGCCCGCGTGGTCGTCGCCGGCCGCCCAGCCCGCCAACCAGCCTGCCGCCGAGCCCGCCGCGCCGAAGGCCACGGGCGGTCCGGCCTGGCTCAACCCGTGAGTCCGGACGAATGGCAGGCGCATGTCACCACGGAGGCGGCCCTCGCGATGGGGCGCTGGCTCGAGGCGCGGGGGCGGCTCGACCGCCCCATCGCGAGCCTCACCCGGCGCGATCTGGAATGCATGGCCTCGAACGCCATCAGCCGCTTCATCGTGCTGGCCTCCGAGCGCCGAACCACCGCGCCGGACGAGGAGGAGCGAAGCGCGCTCGACCTGCTCCTGATGGGGTGAGCGGCGTCTCGGGAACGCTCCGGGGGAGCGTTCCAGCCGCGAACGGGCGGAGCCCTCTATCCCGCTCCGAACTCGGCCGCCGCGTGCCCTGCGCGCTCTGCGGCCGGGAGGCCCGGGGCTTCGGCTACTGCCACGGCCTGCGCTGGGATCGCCATCCCCATCACCGCTTCTGCTCGATGGCCTGCCTCACGGCGGGCTCGGCCAACGCCAGGAGGAACCACGGCATGATCGACAAGACCGACATGGAAACCCGCGCGATCCGCGAGGCGCGCCGCGAGTTGGCCGAGGCGCTGACGGAGATGGGGCTAATGGAGCCCTTCTTCGACCGGCCGGCCGAGGACATCGACCGCCTGATTGAGGCCTGCGTCGACGGGTTTCAGGCGTCGATTCAGCGCCAGTCCGACGCCGGCGACGTGCCGTTCTGAGGGGGCGCGGATGCTGGTCGATCTCAACCACCGCTCAGGCTTCGTCTACGGCCGCGCCGCGGACGCGCCCCCGCCGCTCGGCGCCCGGATCAACACGCTTCTCGACGACGCCCTCGTGGCCGAGCGCGCTGGCCAGCGGCCCCGCGACTATCTCGGCGCCAGCCGGATCGGCGAGCCCTGCGCGCGCCGCCTCGTCTACGAGGTGACGCACACGCCGCCCGATCCCGGCAAGGAGCTCGAGGGGCGGAGCCTGCGCATCTTCGCCGCCGGCCATGTCTTCGAGGATCTCGCCATCCGCTGGTTGCGGCTGGCCGGGTTCGACCTGCGCACCCAGAACCGCGAGGGCGGCCAGTTCGGCTTCGAGACCGCGGGCGGCCGGATCCGCGGCCATGTCGACGGCGTCATCGTCGGCGGCCCCGAGGTGGGCCTCGCCTGGCCGGTTCTCTGGGAGCACAAGGCGCTGAAGGCGTCCTCCTGGTCGGACACCGCAAAGAAGGGCGTCCGGCTCTCCAAGCCCGTCTATTTCGGGCAGATGCAGATCTACATGGCCTATATGGGCCTCGGCTCGGCGCTCTTCACCGCGCTGAACAAGGACAGCTGCGAACTCTACCACGAGCACGTCCCCTTCGAGCCCGCGACCGCGCAGGAACTCTCCGACAAGGCGGTCGCCGTGCTGCGCGCCGCGGATGCGGGCGAGTCGCTGCCGCGGATCGCGACCAGCCCCGACTTCTTTCTCTGCCGGTTCTGCCCGTTCTCGGCGCGTTGCTGGGAGGACCGGGCATGACCGTCACGCTTTCCGAGATGCAGAGCCGCGCGATCGCGGCCATCCGCGACTGGTATGAGACCCGCCGCCACGAGCAGCAGGTGTTCCGGGTGTTCGGCTATGCCGGCACCGGCAAGACCACAACAACCGCGCAGGCGATCGAGGCGCTGGGGCTGGCGCCGATGACCCCCGGCGCGCCAGGCGGCGTGCTCTTCGGCGCCTTCACCGGCAAGGCCGCGCTCGTCATGACGCGCAAGGGCACGCCCGCGCAGACCATCCACAGCCTGATCTATCGCGTCTCCGAGGCGACGCCGGAAGAGATCGAGCGGGTGACCGAGGATCTGGCGACACTCCGGCGCGAGCTGCCGCGCATGGGGCCGGCCGAGCGCGATTTCGCCCTGACGCGGATCGCACAGCTGGAGATGCGGCTCGAGGACATCCACCAGCCGAAGTTCCTGATCAACGAGCAGTCCATCCTGCGCGACGCAGACCTCCTGGTCCTCGACGAGGTGTCGATGGTGGGCGAGGACCTGGGGCGCGACCTTCTCGCTTTCGGCAAGCCCATCCTGGTGCTGGGCGATCCGGGGCAGTTGCCACCGGTGAATGGCGCGGGCTTCTTCACCGAGGCCGAGCCGGACGTGATGCTGACCGAGGTGCACCGGCAGGCCGAGGACAGCGCCATCCTGCGGCTCGCGACGCTGGCGCGGCAGGGCGCGCCGATCCCCATGGGCGCGCATGACGACCACGTCTGGAAGATGTCGCGCTTTGATGTCGGCCCGGCGCAGATGCTGCGCGGCGGCCAGGTGCTCTGCGGCACCAACGCGACACGGCGCTGGCTGAACACCGCCATGAAGCGCGCGGCCGGGTTCGAGGCCGATTATCCGACCGGCTGCGGCGAGAAGATCATATGCCTGAAGAACCGCCACGATCTCGGGCTGATCAACGGCATGTTCCTGACGCTGAGCGACGTGCGCCAGGACCCCGACGACGCCTTCGCCTTCAGCGCCACGGTCGAGACCGAGGACGGTGAGACCATCGCCGGGCGGCAGAGCTTCTGGCGCGGCGAGTACGCCGACCACATCGCCTACGACCCCGAGCGCGGGCGGCGAGAATGGCAGATCAAGCGCGGTCTCATCGAGAGCAGCTGGGGCTACGCCATCACCTGCCACAAGGCGCAGGGCTCGCAATGGGAGAACGTGGTCGTCTTCGACGATGGCTTCGGCCGCTCGGCGGCCGACAGGAACCGCTGGCTCTATACCGCGATCACGCGGGCCGAGCGGGGGCTGGTGATCCTTGCTTGACCTCAACGACGCCCTCCCGCCCGCCACCGAGGCGCCGCGCTACGATCTCGACCTGATCGTCGAGCGCCTGCGCGACACCGCCCCGCACTGGGTGCCCGACCTCTTTCCCCGCGGCCGCCGCTCCGGCGACGAGTGGCGCCTTGCCAACATCCGAGGCGATGCGCCCCGAAACACGGGCTCCTGCGTCATCACGCTGCGCGGACCGCATGCCGGCGACTGGATCGACTTCGACGGCAACCACGGTGGCGGGCCGATCAGCGCGATCGAGGAAGCGACCGGGCTCGATGGCCGCGCACTGATCGCGCGCGCAGCGGAGATCGCGGGCGTCACCCCCGGCGCGCCCGAACGGCGGGCGCCGGCGACACCGCCGTCGCCGAAGCGCGACGCCACCCGAGAGATCGCGCATATCCTGTCCTCGGCGCAGCCGATCGCGGACACGCCGGCTGCGGACTACCTCGCGGGCCGCGGTCTGGATGTCCCTGCCGAGGCCGATCTGCTCTTCCATCCGGATCTCGCGCATTACGAGACGAAGACCGGCTATCCGGCCCTCGTGGGCCAGGTGCGCGACCGGAACGGCGATGTCATCGGGCTGCATCGGACCTGGCTCGCGGCGGACCCCGACGGCAGCATCCGCAAGGCGCCGCTCGACAAGGCGAAGAAGATGCTCGGTCGCGTGGCCGGCGGCGCCGTGCGGCTCGCGCCCATCGGAGACGGCGACAGGCTGGCGCTCTCGGAAGGCATCGAGACCGGCCTCGCGGCCATGACCGCCTGCCCCGATCTGCCGGTCTGGGCCACGCTCTCGACCTCGGGTCTCGAACAGGTCGAGCTGCCGCCGGCCGCCACGCGCATCGTGATCCTCGCCGACAACGACGCCTCGGGCGCAGGCCTGCGCGCCGCGGATGCCGCCGCGCGTCGGCTGCGTGCACAGGGGCGCGACGTCGCCATCGCCGTGCCACCCGAGGAAGGCCGGGACTTCAACGACCTCCTGCTGAGCGACGGCCCCGCGGCCGTGGCGCGCGTGATCGCCGCCGCAGAGAGCGTCGTTGAGGCGGAAACGGTGATGCAGACCGGGCAGCACCGCCCACTCAACTATCAGGGTTCAGGCGACACGGTTCCGACGCTCCGCGCCGACGAGGGGGATCTGGCGCGCGCTAACGAGCAGGTCTGGAGCCTGCTCATGGCCTCGAACCGCTGCCCCTGGCTCTTCCGCCTGGCCGGCCAGCCCACATGGGTCGTGCCCGACGACGAGGGCCGGCCCGTCGCCACCGCGCTCAACGAGGAGAAGCTCCGCCACATGCTGGCGCGGCTCGCCCGCTGGGTGCGCGTGAACGCCAAAGGCGAGCCCATCCCGGCGCCGCCCCCGTTGCCGGTGGTCAAGTCGGTCCTCGCCACCCCCGATCCCGCGCTGCCCGTGCTGACCGGCATCGTGAACACGCCCGTGTTCGGGCGAAACGGCACGCTGCTCACCACGCCCGGCTATCATCCCGACGCGCGGCTGCTCTACGTCCCGGCGCCGGGCTTTGCCGTGCCGGACATTCCCGCCAGGCCCACACCGGCCGAGATCGCCGCAGCGCGCACGCTGATCTGCGAGGATCTGCTCGGGGACTTCCCCTTCACCGGCGACGCCGAGCGCTCCCACGTCGTGGCGCTCCTGCTGCTGGGCTTCCTGCGCGGCATGATCGACGGGCCGACGCCGCTGCACCTGATCGAGAAGCCCGCGCCCGGCACCGGCGCGACGCTGATGGTCGACGCGATCACGGGCATCCTGACCGGCGCGGGCGCCAGCGTGATGACCGAGGGGCGCGACGACGAGGAATGGCGCAAGCGCGTGACCGCGAAGCTCCGCCAGATCCCCTCCATCGTGCTGATCGACAACCTGCGCGCCACGCTCGACAGCTCGGCCCTCGCCGCCGCGCTCACGGCGCCCTTCTGGGAGGACCGCATCCTCGGCCACTCCGAGATGGCGCGGCTGCCGATCCGCTGTCTCTGGATCGCCACCGGCAACAACCCGGAGTTCTCCAACGAGATGGCCCGCCGTCTCGTGCGCATCCGGCTCGACCCGCATACCGACCGCCCCTGGCAGCGCTCCGACTTCCGCCACCCCGACCTGATGAGCTGGGTGCGCGCCAACCGGGCGCGGCTGGTCGCGGCCTGCCTGACGCTCTGCCAGGCCTGGATCGCCGCCGGCCGGCCGCGCGGCGGGCGCAGCATCGGCTCCTTCGAGAACTGGGCGCACGTGCTCGGCGGCGTGCTCGAGGTGGCGGGCATTCCCGGTTTCCTCGGCAATCTCGAGGAGATGATGGAGTCCTCCGACAGCGAGGGCGCCGCCTGGAACGCCTTCATCGGCGCCTGGTGGGACAGGTTCGGCACCGCCGAGGTGACGGCCGCCGAGGTCTACGACATCGCGCTCTTCTGCGATCCGCCGCCGCCGATGAGCGGCGCCAACGAGCAGGCCCGCAAGACGAGCTTCGGAATGTCGATCGGGCGCATGCGGGATCGGGTGTTCCGGCTGGGTAATCTCCGCGTCCGGCTGGTGAAAGCCGGCACGTACCGGCGCGCCACGAAGTGGCAGCTGAAGGTGACCGAGGAGGAAAAGGCCTCGGGAATGGCCCGCGGCAGCGCCGATGCGTGTGAGCCTCGGGCCGGTGGTGTGAGCCTCGAAAACGAAGGCTCACACCCGCAAGGCCCTGATACCAAACCGAAATGTGAACCTTGTGAGCCTTGTGAACCTTTTTCCACCCTTACGCGTGCGTGCACGCGCGTGCGCACGAAAGGAGATGCCGGAAAAGGTTCACAACCCTCACAAGGCTCACAAAGCGACGTCGTTTCAACGGGTTGCGGGTGTGAGCCTCCATGTGAGCCTCCCATGGCAGGCTCACAGGCCTCACCGCGCCCCGATTGGCTGCGGGAGCTCGACCGATGAGCCCCGCGCGCCGCCCCCATCCCTTCATCGAGCAGCAGACAGGAAAGGAGCCCCCGATGGCCCATGCATCCCTCACCCCGTCGCCCGCGACCGCGCCTGTGGGCGGCACTCCGGTCCTACTCGCCCTAGACCTCGGGACGACCACGGGCTGGGCGCTCCGCGCCGCGGACGGGCTGATCACCAGCGGCACGGTGTCGTTCCGGCCGAGCCGCTACGACGGCGGTGGCATGCGCTATGTCCGCTTCCGCGCTTGGCTGGAGCGGCTCGCCGCGGATGCCGGTCCCATCGGCGCGATCCACTTCGAGGAGGTGCGCCGGCATGTCGGGACGGACGCGGCCCATGTCTTCGGCGGCCTGCTCGCGACCCTGACCTCATGGGCCGAGACGACCGGCGTGCCCTATCAGGGCGTGCCGGTGGGCACGATCAAGCGCCACGCCACCGGCAAGGGCAACGCCCCGAAGGCGGCGATGATCGCTGCGGCCTGTGCGCGGGGCTTCAGCCCCGCCGACGACAACGAGGCCGACGCCATTGCCATCCTCTTCTGGGCCATCGAGACCGCGGGAGGCGTGGCATGAGCGGCATGCGGTACACGCCCAAGGGCTATGGCGGGCGCCGCCGCAACCCCGAGCAAGTCAAGCGCGAGGGCTGGCACGAGCAGCGCATGCTGGCGGTCTCGCTGGACGACCAGCGTCTCACCTGGCCGGAGCGGGAGTTGATCCGTCAACTCGGGGACAAGCTCTACGGCAAGCCACCCGCTGTTCGGGAGGTGCGCCATGACTGACTGGACCACCGCGCAGGTGCAGGATCGCCTCGAACTGGCCGCCGACGTGTTTGCGCAACTACCGGCCGTGAAGCCGCAGGGCTATTTCAACGCCTGGCCGGAGTATTTCCACACCTTCGCGGATCAAGTCGGTCAGGAGCCTCAGATGCG